GCTCTGGTATGATGCGGATCAGGTGGAGGCGCTGTCCTATGACCGCGAGCTGCTTTGGAAAAGGGTGCGCAGCGCCGATTTCCTGACGGTGAATGAAAAGCGCGCGGCGCTTGGCTACGCACCCATTGCGGGGGGCGATGCGCTCCCGGAAAACAGCGATTGATGCCAATGAGTATTTCTGAAGACAAGAACCACAATGTCTGGCGGATCGACCGGCGGGTGCCGGCGATGATGTTTGTAATGCTGGCTTTACAGATCGGTGCCGCACTTGTCTGGGCGGGTGCTGTCGGGCAGCGGATCGACCGGCTGGAAGCGGCGACCGATGATCAGGCCGTACTTGTCGAGCGGACGGTGCGGCTGGAGGAACAGCTGCGCCATGCGCTTGGTCTGCTGGACCGGATAGAGGGAAAGATCGACAAGATTGACAGCCGCTCAAGGTGATTTTCAAGGGCTTACCGCAAGCGCCGCAGCCATGCTAGGTTGCCCGCAAATTTGCCGCGATGGCGGCCTTTTGTTGCGGAGCATGACTGATGGATTTATCGCTGACGCCTGACATAAAGGCGTTTCAAGAAGAAGTGCGGGATTTTATCCGCGAGAACCTGCCCGAGGACATTATCGAGCGTAATCCGGTGGGCTTTTCCTCGAACAAGGAAAATATTCGCCGCTGGCACAGGATTCTGCATGACAAGGGCTGGGTCTCGCCGAGCTGGCCGGTCGAATATGGCGGCACCGGATGGAGCGCCACCCAGAAGTTCATTTTCGATGAGGAACTGAGCACCTGTGGCGCGCCGCGGCTTCTGCCTTTCGGTTTGTCGATGGTGGGACCGGTCATCTACAGTTTCGGTACAGAAGAACAGAAGCAGCAGCATCTGCCCGGTATCCGTTCGGGCGATACCTGGTGGTGCCAGGGCTATTCCGAGCCCGGGGCGGGATCTGATCTTGCCAACCTCAAGACGACAGCGGTGCGTGATGGCGACCACTATATCGTCAACGGCCAGAAGATCTGGACGAGCTATGCTCATCAGGCGGACTGGATTTTCTGTCTTGTGCGGACCGACCCGGATGTGAAGCCGCAGGAAGGGATTTCCTTTCTGCTGATCGATATGAAGACGCCCGGTGTCGAGGTAAAGCCGATCGTGTCGATCGACGGTTTGCACCATCTGAATGAAACATTCTTTTCCGATGTCCGGGTGCCGGTGGAAAACCGGATCGGTGAGGAGAATAAGGGGTGGACTTACGCGAAGTTCCTGCTGATGCATGAGCGGACGAGTATTGCCGGGGTGGCTGCCTCGCGCCAGAATCTGCAACGTATCCGCCAGATCGCGACACAGCCGTTGCCCGGTGCGGGTACCGCGCTGATTGCGGATCCCGATTTCGCGCGCAAGCTGGCGGAAATCGACGTCAAGCTGACCGCGCTGGAATACACCAATCTGCGCAGCCTGTCCGATCAGGAAGCAGGGCGGCCAATGGGGGCCGAAACCTCGATGCTGAAGATTGTCGGGACTGAGGTGCAGCAGGCGCTGCAGGAACTCGCAGTCGAGGCGGCAGGCATTTACATGGCGCCCTATGTGCCCCAGGCATTCGAGGGCAGCTGGAATGAACCGCCCATCGGCCCTGACTGGGCGATGGCTGCGACCGGACAATATAGTTTCGGTCGGGCGGCCACGATCTATGGCGGGTCGAATGAAATTCAGCGTGGCGTTATTGCCAAGGCGGTGCTTGGCCTGTGATGAGATGATGAACGGCTGACGACGTTCTTCCCTGCCCGGCCCGCGGGCGTAACGCGGGCCGGGATCGCAAACTTGAAAGGCGGTGTTCCGAAAGGAGCGCCGCCTTTTCTTTTCGCGCCCCCTCTTTTCGCGCCCCTGAGGGCGAGGTGTCATGGAGCAAAAATGCCAAGCGATATTTATTCAACGCAAGCCGGGAAATCATTCAAGCCAGCAAATGCGGCGCCGGAGATGAAATTCACGCGTCTGGCGGTGGAACGGGTCGCCCCTGATGGCGCCTTTGAAGGTTATGCCAGCGTCTTTGGCGTTACTGACCAGGGCGGCGATATCGTTGCGCCGGGGGCGTTTCGCCGCTCGCTCGAAAAGCGGCCCGCTGCGCAGATCCGCATGCTGTGGCAGCACGATCCGGCTGAGCCCATCGGGATTTGGGATGACATCGTCGAGGATGCGCACGGCCTGCGCGTTCATGGCCGGCTGCTGCCTGAGATTGCGCGTGCGCGGGAGCTGCTGTCGCTGATGCGCGCCGGCGCGGTTGACGGGCTGTCGATCGGGTTTCGGACGATCCGCGCGCGCCGGCAGGCGGGGCAGGCGGCGCGCACGCTGATCGAAGTGGATTTGTGGGAAATCTCTGTCGTGACATTTCCCATGAATGAAAGCGCGCGGATCGCGGCGGTCAAGCAGATCGGCACGCTGCGCGAATTTGAAGCCTTTCTGCGGGATGCAGGCGGGTTCACCAGGGCGGAGGCCAAACGCCTCGCCGCCCGGGGTTATGCGGGGATTGCGGAACAGCGGGATGCTGAGCCCGAACTTGCGCAATTTGCGCAAACGATCCGGCGCGCCAAACAGACATTGCAACTGAAAGGATGAACAGGTGAGCAACCACTATGACGGCGCGACCCGCGCCCCCGAAAACAAAAGCCTCAACCGCCCCGCAATCGGGGAGGTGAGCGCCGCCTTTTCGGAATTTATGGAAAGTTTCGAGGAATTCAAATCGGCCAATGACCGCCGGCTTGCGGAGCTTGAAAGCCGTTCGGGAAGCGACGCCGTGACCGAAGAAAAGGTCAGGCGGATCAATGATGCGCTCGATACCCAGAAGCGTGCGCTTGACGAATTAACGCTGGCGCGCGCGCGGCCCGCGCTTGCGGGCCAGGAAGAGAGGGGCGGCCCGCAATCGCCCTTTGCGCGCGAACATAAGGCAGGCTTTGAAGGTTATATGCGCGCAGGCGCCGATTACGGTCTGCGCGCGCTTGAGGCGAAGGCCCTGTCTGTCGGTTCGAACCCCGATGGCGGTTATCTTGTGCCTGAAGAAACCGAAACGGCCATCGATGGTCTGTTGCGCAAGGCCTCGCCGATCCGGGCATTGGCTACGGTCCGCAAGATCAGCGGCAACAGCTACAAAAAGCCGTTTGCGACGAGCGGCACCGCCACGGGCTGGGTCGCCGAAACCGGCGCGCGGGCGCAAACCGATACACCGACCCTGGCCGAGCTCGATTTTCCGGCGATGGAGCTTTATGCCATGCCCTCGGCAACCCAGGCCCTGCTCGACGATGCGGCGGTCGATACCGAAGCCTGGCTTGCCGAAGAGGTGCAGGCCGCCTTCGCCGAACAGGAAAGCACAGCGTTTGTGAGCGGTGACGGGGTGAACAAGCCGAAAGGTTTCCTTGATTACACCACGGTCGCGAATGCGAGCTGGAGCTGGGGCAATGTCGGCTATGTGGCATCGGGCGCGGCGGGCGCATTCGCAGCCTCTGACCCCGGTGATACGCTGATCGATCTGATCTACAGCCTGCGGCAGGCTTATCGCGGCAATGCGCATTGGGTCTTGAACCGGAATGTCCAGGCGGAAATCCGCAAATTCAAGGACGCGGACGGCAATTATCTCTGGCAGCCGGGCTTGCAGGCTGGGCAGCCCGCTTCCCTGCTTGGCTACCCGGTGAGCGAATCGGAGGATATGCCCGATATTGCTGCCGACAGCCTGAGCATTGCCTTTGCCGATTTCCGGCATGCCTATCTCATTGTCGACCGGCTCGGCGTACGGGTGTTGCGTGATCCGTATACGGCAAAACCCTACGTGCTGTTCTATACAACCAAGCGGGTTGGCGGCGGCATCCAGAATTTCGAGGCGATCAAGCTGATGAAATTCGCGACAAGCTGAGTTGCGGTACATGGCGCGGGAGTGGCGATGATCCTCTCCCGCGCCACATTCCTTCTGACAACCGTTATGCATTCTGTGCCGCGCGGGGTTCATTGATATGCCGATAAATTACAGCCTGAAACCGCTGACGCCGCCGGTTGCCGAACCGGTCAGCGAGGCAGACGCGATGGCGCATCTGCGCCTTGAGACGAGCGGGGAAAGCGCCCTGATTGCGCGGCTGATCACCGTCGCGCGCATGCAGGCCGAAACATGGACAGGGCGTGCCCTGATCACGCAAAGCTGGCGCTGGTCGCTTGACCGCTGGCCTGCCGGTCGCGCCGGGATACTCACAATTCCCAAGCCGCCGCTACAATCGGTCGATCAGATCCTGCTGTTTGACGGCCAGGGTCAGGCGGCGGTGTGGGATCAGCAGAATTACGAGGTGGATGCGGGCAATGATTCCGCGCGATTGATCCCGCGCACCGGTGTTCTGCCTCCAAGCCCCGGGCGCCGTGCAGCGGGTATCGCGATTGATTTCAGCTGCGGTTATGGCGCTGTGGGGACCGATATCCCTGCCCCCATCCGCCAGGCGATCCTGATGCTGATTGCCCATTATTACGAAAATCGCGAACTGGCCGCCCCCGCCACGGGGATGGCACCGGTGCCGCAGGGACCCGCGGCATTGCTTGCCCCCTATAAGGTTGTGAGGCTTTAGCGATGATCGGTGATTTACGGCATCGCGTGACCTTGCAGCAGGTGGTTGATGTGGCCGATGCCGGTGGCGGCAGCACGCAAAGCTGGCAGGATGTCGCCACGCTATGGGCGGAAATCTTGCCACTGTCAGGGGGCGAGGATGTCCGCGCCATGGCGGTCTCTTCCACGCAGAAATACCGGCTGCGGCTGCGCCTCGACGGTGTGCTCCACGAGGCGGCCACGCTGGACCGCGCCGCGGCCGATTCGCTGCAGCAGCAGATCTACGACCAGGCCATGCAGGCGGCCCTGGCCGGGCAGGAGAACCTCGATCTGCGCGCCGCCGCG